TTCCGGTGCGCGCAGCAGAACCCGCTGCGGGTGCACTCGATGGGAGTGACGCCGTTGAAGTGGACGTACGTGAGCCGGAAGATCTCGGCGGAGTACCGGATCTCGCGGTGCAGTGTCGTGATCGGGAACCGCAATAGCTCGCTGATTCTGACACCTGGGCTGCGGGTCGTAGCCAGGTCGTAGCGTTCCTGGGACGGCCCGGGACAAACCGGAGGCCCGGGGGTGGTGCGGTAGCCGCCCCCGGGCCTCGTCGTGTCTCCCCGTGGTCCCCGTGGACGCTAGGGGTAGACCTGGTGGTAGGTACCGCCGATGACAGCGCCACCCGTCGAGACCTGGTAGCCGGACGGGCACTGTGCGCGGACCGAGCCAGTGCCGAACAGCTCCGAGCTGGTGATGGTGCGACCCTGGGTGGGGGTCAGCTTGCAGAGCGCACGGGCCTCGACCCCGGTGCCAGAGCAGGAGTGGGAGACGATGACCTTGAAGTAACCACCCGAGCCCGTGCGGACCTGCCAGGTCCAGTTGACCGTGCAGCGGTGCGAATGGGAGCTGGCCGACGCGAGCTGGGCAGTTCCAGCGAGGGAAGCGAGGCAAAAGACGAAGGCGGCGAGCGCCAGGCCGATGTGGGCGAAAAAGTTGCGCATGTTGTCCTCTCGGTGGGCGGCTAATGGGAAAGGGCGAGGGCTCCCGATCACCGCCCAGGAACCGGGAGCCCTCGCGCGGGTCAGGTGGTCGGGGGGGTGGTGGTGAGGCGCTCGACGACGACGATCGAGGTGCAGGGCTCGGAGTGGGGCAGGGGGGCGGACATGGCCTCCAGCTCGTCTGGGAAAGGACCGTGCCAGCCGTTCGTGCCGGAGTGGGTGGTCCACAGGACGTAGTGGTTGCCCGTGGCGCGGGGGGAAGTGACGGCGGAGGGCGCGTTGTCAGGGTGGCGAGCGGCAACGCAGTCGTCGCGAGTGCATTCCTCGAACATGACGTGATGGCCGTGCTGGTGGTAATGGAGGTTGGCCTGCTGGATCAGGCGGGCGGTGTAGGCGATTTCCTCTTCGTCGGGGATTGCCACTTAGAGCCACCTCAACTTAATTCGCTTGTGGACGTCGATGAAAGCAACCATGTAGCGCATGCAGTCCATGCCGTGGTCGTTGGCCTTGAGGGGAACCTCCCGCATCGTGGTGCCCATGCCCTGGCCGGAGCCCGTGGCTGCCTGGGGGCGGGGGTCCCAGACGTACTCGTAGATTTCGTCCTGGGTGCAGGTGGGCTTTTTGGCCTCGTCGAGGAGAGGGTCTTTCTCGATCAGGGCGTCGCGGCAGAGGTAAAGGCGGGGGCGGCCATCCTCCTGCAGTTTGAGGCGGGCCTCGACAGCCTGGATTCCGTCGGAGACCGTTTTGGTGGCGGCGATGGTGGGGAGGTTGATGTGCTTTTCGAGTGTGGCGCGGTCCTCGGCATCGTGATCGCAGATCACGGCGAGAGGTGAGGGCTCTATGTCGTGGCGGAGGACGGCTCCTGCCTCGTCGTAGACAGGGCGGCCCTGGAGGTACTTTTTGATGACCTCAGCGTGCTCCTCGACCAGACCTCGGGTCTTGTAAAGCTCGCGATAGAGATAGAGGCGGCCATCCGGGTCCTGCGCCCACCACTGGCAGACGAAAGGGTTGGTGAAGCCGAAGTCAACGACGAGGTAGCGGGGCCAGTCGTCGGGGAAGCCGTGGATAGGGAGGCGGTAGAGGTGGGTATCGGGATCGAAGGTGTCGTAGACCAGGCCCTCGGCGGCGGCCCACTTGCCGTAGCGAAGGCGCTTGCGGCGAACGCCAGTAAGAGCGTCGAGCTTGGAAAGGTAAGTGAGGCCCTCGGTGGTCCAGGTAGAAGTGGTGGAATCGTAAAGGCGGGGATTGTCCTCGTGGCGGCAGTAGATCATGGTGGTCTTGCCGGAAGTAGAACGGCGGTTGAGCCAGTGGTGGGGCGGGCCTGGGTTGCAGTCGGCCATCAGCTGCTGGAAGGAAACCTTGCCGTTTCGGAGGCGGGTGGTGAGGGTCTCCCAGTCGTTCTCGTCGAGTTCGGTGGCCTCCTGGACGTAGATAAGGTCGTACTCGGAGGACATGATGCGGGTAGCGCGGTCGAGACCGCCGACGTTGATCTCGGAGCCGTTGCCGTAGATGAAAGCGGGAGCCTGGGACTTGGAGCCGCCGTACCAGCGCAGCTCGCCAGCCTCCAAGGCCTCCTTGGCGACGATCTGGCGGAAGGTGACCAGGCCAGTAGAGGCGAGAGAGGCTGCTGTCTTCCGGACTATAAGGCCGCGCATGCCGGGGTTGAGCATGGCCATCGAGTGCATCTTCTCAAGGCAGCCCCTGCTTTTGCCGGTGCCGGCCGCACCGGAGAGGAGCACCTCGGGGTCACGATTGAAAAAGACCTCGCGAGCGGAGCCGTGGGGCTCGTACTCGTGGGTAGAGGTGGTCATGACGGGCATTTACGGCCCCCCATCGTCGGAGCATGGAGCCCAGTAGTCGCAGACGTAGTCGTACCAGATCTCGCCCTCGACCAGGGTACAGGAGGAAGGGAAGATCGCCCCCCCGGAGTCCTCGAACATGATGCAGGGAGAGCCGCACTGCTGGAATAGAGGAAAGCCAGCCGGGCGGTAATTGGCCGCTTCCTTAGTGATCATGGAACGACTCCCGCAGGGAGGAGCCGGACGGTTTTTGTCCGGTTCATGTCAGGTAAGAGCTGCCTTGAGTTCGTCGGCGGAAACACCCTGGACGATGTGAGTGACCTGGGCGGACACGACCTGCTGGCGCGGGGGAAGCTGACCAAGCTCCTCGGAGACCTGCTTGAGGAAGCCAGCTCGGGCCTTCATCAGGTCGGTGTCCACCTGTCCCGCTTCAACTAGAGAGGCGATAGCCTCTCCTAGTATGTCGGCCATTTCCTGAAGCTCCGCGATACGGTCGCGCTTGGTGGCGATCCAGAGACCGACATACTCGTCGTCGAGGTTGGAGCGGAACTCCATGATCTCGCGCTTGTGGCGCTTCTTGAACATGGAGATCGCGTTGGTGCCGACACCGTACTTTTTTGCCAGCTTGGCAGAGCCGAGGTCCTCGATGGCGAGGTGGCGGATCAGTTCCAGGCGATAGCGGCCCATAAGGCGGCTCTTCCAGGCGTCGTCCGGATCCCGTGGAATGTAGCCCACCGTAAACCTCCTGCTGCCGTGTGATGTCTAGGAGAAGTAAATCACCCGGAGCGGCGCGCACGGGAGGTCCCCCTGGCGCGGTGAGCATCGGGAGCCGGGTCGTCCGCGAGGCCGGTCTCCGGGAGCGGGTCGTCGTCATCCGGGATCACCACGTCTTCCGATTCCGACGGCTGCGCGGCGGGAACCACGACGCGGGCTGTTGGCGGGCGTGGAATGTCGATGGAGCCCCAGCCGGTGTGGCGGCCATCGGAGGAGTGGACGGCATGGATGCGGCCGAGGAGGGTGCGGAGGTCGTTGAGTTCGCGGCCGATGGCAGCGTCGTCGTTGCGGGGCAGGTCCTCGGGCTCGAACTCCATCATGATGTCGTGACGGACCTGGCGGAGGCGGGCGGAGAGGTTGTTCTCGGGCATCGAATAGACCACTTTCCATGTTGGGGCGGTTATGTGGGTTGGGCAAAGGGGGTTGGTGAGGAGTAAGAGGGGGGCCTTTACCCTGTAAATGCAGAGACAGGGGGTGTCTTTTGATTTTTTCTTGCGGAAGCCTTGATCCAACCGAGCTGACCCCACATTCTGGACTGGGGGCGGAAGTGAGGGTGGCGGATAGTCTCGACCTTGTAGCCGTGGGATCGGAGGACGCGGGTGATGTTGTCGTAGTTGGAGGGAGAGTGGAACTCAATGAGCAACGTGGGGTAGTGGAGCAGGGTGTGTCCCATGCCCTGGAGAATGTTCCACTCGTGGCCCTCGGTGTCCATGGCAACGAAGTCGGGGACACCGTAGATCTCGGAAAGGGTGTCGACCGTGAAGCAGGCGACGTTGAGGAGGTTTTCCTTGCTGACCGTGTCCCAGTTGCCGGGGTCCCAGTCCATGCCGTGGACGCCGGGAGTCACGAGCTGGCCTGTTTCGTGGGGGCGGCCTGGGAGATCCGCCAGGACGACGGAGCCGTTATGGTCGCTCACAGCGATGTTGTGGCAAGCGACAGTGGGGAGGCGTCCGGCATCGGTGGAGACCGCAGGGGGGGAGTAGTTCGCGGCAAGGCTCTCGAGAATGGCATAAGAGCGGGGAGAGGGCTCGAAGCAGTGCACAGTGGAGTAGCGGGAAGCAATGAGAGCGAGGTTCTGGCCGCAGTTCGCGCCGATGTAGTAGGCGGTGCCGGAACGGGTGGCAGTGTCGGAATAGCCGATTCCGGCCCACAGGCGGGCGGAGATCTCGATCGGGTCGGTGGGCACCAGTTCCTCGACCCGGGTGGCTGGCTTTGCCGGGCCGAAGAATGGGTGGTTAGCGTCCATGGAGTGCAGGTCCTTTGCTCAGGTAACGACGAGGGTAATGCCGCCCGTAGCGTTCAGGCGGTAGGTGGTGCCCGGGGGAAGCACGCCCAGGGAACCGGGGGCAACGCAGTGGCCGGAAGTTAGAGCGTAGGAACCCGCAGGTAGTTCCGCGACGGTGTGGCCGGAGGCCAGGAGGCGCTGCATTTCGGGGCCATCGTCGGACTTGGCGTCCTTCTTGAAGTTGAAGCCGGCAGGGATCGCCATGGTGTTACTCCTTATTCTTGGTGGAGAGCCACGCCTCGCGCTGGCCCTGGCAAGTGAGGCAGCTAATCCAGTCGCCCCGCCCCATTGAACCACGGACCGTGGTCAGGTGGCTACACCGGAGGTGTACGGTCCAAAGGCTGGAGTAGTCGCGTGCCTGCGGTAGCGTAGCCGACAAGGGCGGAGTGGGAGTCGAGGAGGGCGGTCTCGAGCCTTTCACGTCGGGAGCGCTCGTAGACGAGGTCGGCGCGGAGAGTGTGGTGGTCCTGGGAGCCCTCATAGCGGCGGAGGAGAGCGTCGAGGAGGGACCGGGCGATCTCGTGGGGGAGAACCAGGGACGGGGGGTTTACCACCAGGGTATCGATACGCTCCCAGGAGTGCCCAGTATGCGCGGTGTGCTCGGACTCCTCCGAGGGAGCGTACTCGACCCGGAGAAGAGAGCGGCCTCCGTCGTCGAAAGAGGCGACGATACCGATGTTTAGCCCATCGGCAGCAAACGAGTCTGATATGTGTGTGGCTATCTTCACCATGGGACCTCCTCAGTGGGCGGAACTGGATGCAGTCGGAGCAGAGAGCAGTGCCGTCCTCGATAGTGAGAGCGGGAGTGGAGCGGGTAGGACCGCAGCCCTCGTGTACGCAAAGAGAGCGTATGCAGTGGGCGCAGTGCAGAGCCATTAGTTCCCCGTGGCCTCGTCGCGTTCCTTGTGGAGCTGGGCTATGCCGCCTTCGAGGGCGTTGAGCACCTGCTCCATGATGCCGCCTTCGAGAGCGCCCTTGTCGAGCAGGAGTTCCTTTGGGATCTGCTGCATAACGTACGCGCCATCCTTGTCGCAGGCCACGATCTGCAGCATGTCGGGAAGGGGGCGGTTGACGACCAGCCGGTCGCCTCCGACCAGGAGGTGGCGAAACTCCACCCAGGCGGCCCGCCAGCCTGTGCGGTCCTGCACGGCGAGTTCGTGCCACAGCTTGAGGGGCGTCTTTTTGGGACCTCGCCAGCCGAGAGCAGCGCCGTAGGCGTTGTAGGCCAGCTCGGCTGGGTCCTGGATGGGCGCGATGGTGGGGTGGGTGCGGTTCATGTGATGATCCTCGTGGCGATGCTGGCCGGCTGGCCGCTTTAGGCGTGGAACTGACATTTCAGAGTGAGTCCTCGACCATGGAAAGGAAGGGGAGCCAGTGCTCCTGGAAGACGCGAGCGGAGTCGTACTGCAGAGCGTGGACGCGAGCGGCCTGCTGGGAAGGGTAGAGATCGTCGTTCTTCCAGGCCAGGTGGAACTGCTCGTAGGCGGATTCGATGTCCGCGACGAAGGGGGTCATCCAGTAAGAAGAGTCGAGATTGGACCACTCGCGCTGGCCGGGGACGCGGTAGCCGCCGTACTCGCCTGGGGCCGAAACCTCGGTCATGGCGGAGTTGTTGGAGACGATGACCGGGACTCCGCACGCCTGGGCCTCAAGGGGGGTGAGGCCGAAGCCCTCCGCCTTGGCGGTGTTGGAGAGGACGTCGGCGGGCCAGTAAACCAGACTGCAGAGGTCCGAGAAGGAAAGGGAGGCGGTGTTGTAAATGTCCGGGTCCGGGTACATCACCACGTCCTCTATCCCCAAACGGGTGAGCTGGGAAGTGAGGTCCAGGCCGATCGGGTGGCGGTAGAGGGCGGTGTGGATGTAGAGCCGCCAGTTGGGGTGGCGCTCGTAGCAGGAAGCGAAGGCGAGCAACTGCTGGGTGAGAGCCTTGCGGTCGGCAGAGGACTCGTTGGCGGCGTTGATGGCAATGAGGAAGTTGTCCTCAGTGAGGCCCATGGCCTGACGAGACGAAGCCCTTTCAGCCTCCGTAGGAGGCCGGAAGAGGTTTGTATCGATGGAGTGGGGGAGGTAGGGGACGTCCTCGAAGCCCGCGTCGTGGAGCATGGTCTGGCCGTGGCGGGAGATCGCGACGGGGTGGATGCCCGTGATGTTGAATAGGTTCTGGTCCGGAGCGCCGAGGGGAGCACAGTCGATGGGGGCGAGGTGGTACCAGGGCCAGCCCTGGCGGGCAATGAGCTGCTTCACGCCGTCGAACATGAAGAGGTTGCCGATGGAGAGGATGTAGTCGGCCTCGCACTGGTCGTGGTAGAAGGGCAGGATCTCGAACCCGAACTGAGACATGCGGCCCTGGGGCACGACGTGGACTGGCGCTTTGTCCTCTGTGGTGTCGGTAGGCCAGTCCAGCGAAGCGCCGATCAGGCCACGGTAGGCGTAGATGGTGACGTCGCGACCGGTTTTGGCGATGCGGGGGAAGAACTCACCCGCCTGGTGTCCGTAGCCGGACTTGACCCAGGGGGCGACAGAAATGCCCATGATATTTGTCACGTAGTGCTCCCGAATAGTAAAATGACGGTGCGGCGGGCGGTGGCCTCGCGACGGGCGACACGTTCCTTGACGGTCTCCCCGGCCCAGAAGCCGTGGCAGAGGCGCAGGGGTTGGAGATATTCGAGTTCGTCTACGTACTCCCTGCAGTCGTCGAAAACCTTGCAGCCGGAGCAGAGATATTGGAGGCGGGACTTGATGCCCTGCGGATCACCCGACATGTTGAAGAACCAGTCAGGGTGGTCAAAGGTACGGCAGGCTGCCCGCCTCCACCATTGTTCATCGCGCATCGCCGGCCGAAGGCGGGGTCAGCCAGGCACGCGACTCGATGAAGACAGCCCAGTCGGCGGGCTCGACGTGGGCCATGACGGAAGTGGAAGGATAGCGGAGGCCGAAGTGGGCGTAGAGCCAGGCCGCGAAGCTGCTGCAAACTACCTGGGCGGGGGGCAGGCCACGGGGTCCCCACTTCTCGGACCACAGGAGGGGGAGGTGCAGATCGCGCAGTGCGTCACCTGCGATGCCGTCCCAGTCGTAGGGAGTGCCGAGCATCTTGCGCATCTCGGTGCAGATGGAAGCGCGGATCTCCGGGGCGATGGGCTGGTCGGTGTTGGAAATGGTGAGAGTGCTGGAGAGGTAAGTGTTGGCGGTGCGCCAGCCGACGCCACCGGGGCGGCCTTCGATACACCAGATAGTGCCAGCCGGGTCGGTGTGGTGGACCACAGCGACGTGAGAATAATCGGGCAGGCCAGCAAGCTTGTCGCCCAGCTCGATCAGCGTACCGAACACATCGGTACTGCGAACGACCAGGACGTCAGCGGGCTTGAGGTCAGCCAGAGCTACCGAAGCCACGGGTACCCCTTTCAGAAGGCGGCAAGGAATCTACCGCAACCAGCTTAACCTGGTCCATCAGGTTAGGCAGGATAATGAGCTGGGCAAGGCGGGTGCCGACCGGGATCTTGTGTTCCCACTCGTTGGTGCGCGGCTGCGGGGGGCGGTAGACCAGCGTGCGGAGTTCGCCACGCCACCCGCTGTCGATGATGCCGGGGATGACCATCAGGCCGTGCTTGGTCCAGGTCGAAGAGCGGGCCACAATCCAGCCGAAGGTGCCCAGGGGGAGGGCGACCGACACGCCGCAGGCGATGTTGGCGGTCTGGCCCTCGTAGATCACCGTGTCCTCAGCGGCGACCAGATCGAGGCCGCAGTCGCCCGGGTAGGCGGGCAGGCCCAGGTAGCTTGCGCCGTCGTTGACGAGGACCCGCACGGCATCGTCAGGGAAATACTTGGCCTCTTCCGGGTCCCAATACTGGACCATCACGCCTCCCAGGTGCCGCAGGCGCGGACGCGACGGGCCATCATCGAATAGACGGTGGTGTCGTGCCAGGTGTCGTCGGAGGGGCCGGTACCGCGAGCGAAGGCACCGAACATCCGGGCTGCCTTGCCTAGGTTGTAGAAGGCGATAGCCATCTCGATTCCGGTGCGGCGGAGGGACTCCGGGTCCATGTCCTCGTGGCCGGGGTAGAGCGACTCCATCGCCTTGCCCATGATCTCAAGGTCGGAGGAACCGTACTCCTCGGCCTTGGCTGTGGCCTTGATCAGGTCGGCGGCCGAGGTTTCCTGCCACCACTCGGACAGGGAATCGCGGCGGGCCGCCTCGCGGGCCTGCTTCTCAGAAGCCATAGCGGGTAAGCTCCTCGGGGACGGCGAAGCGGTCGAGGACGGTGGAGGGGCCAGTCCCGATGATGTCGATGGAGTGGCCCAGGGAGGAGGTGCGCTGCTGTATGTAGTTTTCGTACTGGGTAACGGTGTCGCGGGGGCAGGCTTGGAGGCCGCCCATGGTGGCGACTCCCGCGACCCCCGGCACCACGTGGTCTACCATGGTCAGCGCAACGTGGACGTTGGGGGACGGGTGGCCGTTGGCGAGCATGGCGTCCGCAGCGAGGGACATGTCCCAGCCGCCGACGCGGCGAACCTTGCGGGTGACGGTGGTGTGCTCGACGGGGAGGCCGAGATCGGCCCAGGTGGTCTCGTCGGCCAGGGGGCCGGAGTTTCCGGCTACCCGGATGGGGTAGGCGCGGAACACGACCCAGACCTCGAAGCCAACCTTGCCGCGCCAGGGGGCGACTCCCGCCTGGGCGAGGAAATCCATGGCAGTGCAGTCCCCGGAGGTGCACTGGGGGTAGTTTCCGGCGTGCAGGCCGAGGCCGTAGCCCTGGGTTCCCTCGATCAGGACGTCGTAGCCGGTGGCAAGGTAGCGCTGGGGAGTCGCGCCGTGGGCGCTGTAGTCCGCGAGGGCAGGGTGATCGGTGACCAGGGAAGCGAAACGCATGGCACGGTCCGCGCGAGCGGAGCCGACGCCCTTGACGGTGGAACCGCAGGTTTCCAGCAGGGCAACGTAGGACTCGTGGTCCTTGTGGCGCTGCTCGACCAGGGTGGCCTGTGGGTGGATTTCCAGGCGATGGGAGACACCGTAGCCAGCTAGGTCGAGATCGCGGATTTCCGCGAGCAGCACGCCGGGATCGATCTCGGAGCCGGCCGCCAGGTAGAGCATGGCCCCGGGAGCGGTCACGGCGGCCACGGGGACGTGACGGAGCCGCCACGGATGGGCGTCCGGGTGGTGAGCGCCGATGCCGTCCGGTGCGGCTCGCTCTGGGCAGGCCGGGGGGCAGCGGCCGATGACTGTGTGGCCAGCGTTCGAGCCGCCGACCCGGACCGCGACGAGGTCAGAGCGATCCTTGCAGAGGTAGGCGGCGATGGCACCCTTGCCCTCCGAACCGTACTGGCCGCCGACCACAACTTGAAGATTGGGCACTAGTGTCCTCCTGGGGTGTTGGAACGCCCGGCCCGGAACCGATATAGGAGCGGCACGGGACGGGCGACAGAGATAGCCTAGCACCGTCATTGACTGGGTGTCAACGGCGGCAAATCAGGTGGGTTCATAGGCGCCAGAGGAACCGCAATACTGGGCACCGTGGGAGGCGGCATCGCGGCGGTGAGGCTGGCCTGGCAGGTTGAAATCTGGGCCGCGATAGACAAAACGGCCAGACCCAAGCTTGCGCTCCACCATGTCAAATCCCCAGTCAGCAGCGCGACCACGTCCCTCCTTCAGGTTGCGGGCGGCGTCCTGCAGGCGGACGGGAATGTCGTACCGGCCTGCGAGATACTTGATCATGCCGATGGTCTCGGCTGTGCCGAAGGTGGAGAAGCCCTGCTGGCGGGCCATCCAGGGATAGAGCTGGAAGCGCTCCACGACGATAACGGAGGCGTAGCGGATGTTAGTTTCCAGGTACTCGATCAGGTCCATCGGCGGAGAGAACGTGACGCAGCGGGTGAGATGGAGGATCCCATCCGAACTTGAATCGACGCAGTGGTGGAGAGCGTCGGCGTTAGTGTGCTCGTGTATTACCGGGCGGTGGTAGATAGTGTACCAGGCAAAGCCGCAGTGGACCTCGCCCGGATCAATAGCGAAGATGTGGCGGGTTCTAGCCATGGGTGCGGTAGCCGAAGAACTCAAGGATGATAAGGATGACGAGGAGACCCAGGGCGAGGAGGAGGACCAGGCCCACCAGCTCAAAGAAGCGCTTCACTTGGCGGCCTCCAACTGGTAGGCGAGGCGGCCGAAGGGCTTGACGTCGGCCTTGAAAGGAACGGGGGAGAACATCCGCTCAAAGACCCGGACCAGGATATCGGTCATCGCGGCTGTTACTTCCGGGACAGAGTCCCGGGGAATCCGGGCGACGAGGGAGTCGTGTATTTGGAGGAGGAGCATGCCGGGGTAGAGGCGATCGAACTCGATCATGGCGGTTTCGACCGCGATCGCGACGTCGCCCTGCACGCGCTGGTTGAAGGCCTTGTGGACGGGCTCCCACTCGGAAAAGTAGCGCCGGGAGCCATCCACGAGGCGGACCCAGCCCTGCTTGCTGGCCATGTCGGCGTACTCGTCCAAAGCCAACACAAACGGCGGGAAGGCTTGCCTCCACGTTGTTATCCACTCGCGGACCTGGTCCTTGTCCTCGTCGATACCAGCGAACTTGAGAATGGCGGCATGGATCGCGCCGACGCCCCCGCCGTAGAGGATGCCGAGGTTGCATCGCTTGGCAACCACGCCACGGTTGAAGTCCCAGTCAGGCCGGGCCATGGCCTCTTCGAGAGTGTAGCCCTGGCTCTTGTAGAACATCAGGAAGGCAGCGGCCCCGTGGGAGTCGATGCCAGCGCGGATGGCCCGGAGCATGTCACCGCACTTGGCGACCTTGGTGGCCACGCGGATCTCCGCCTGGGAAACGTCGGCCTCCCAGGTCTCGTAGCCCTCGTCCTCGATGAAGCCGTAGCGGATGGGCTCGATACCCTCTGGAATCTGGTGATCGTGGGGGATGGCTTGCGACTGCCAGCGCTCAACCGAGAGGCGGCCGGAAACGACGTGCCCCTGGCGATAGCAGGTCCGGATCCTTCCGTCCGCGCCGGTAAGGCTTGGATACGCGGTGTACCACTTGGACTGGGCGCTTTGCAGGGACATCAGCGTCTGGAACTCGGTAGCTCCGGGTATCTCCGCTGCGACAAGCCGGGCAACCACGTCCTCGTCCACCTGGGGGCGACCGGTTGAGGTCAGCTTGTCTTTGAAGGGTATCAAGCCTAGTCCGCCATCGGCTGGGGGACCGAAGAAATATTTCTGAGCCCCCGGGTACGTTGGCCGGAAAGGGACGCGGCCCTTCGCCTCGCCTTCGAGCCTGGCAAGGTTGACGGCCTGGGCGCGGCACCACTCGACGTCGAAGCCGACACCACGTCTCTCCATGTTGTACAACGTGCGGGCTAGCGCCTCCTGGCGGGTGATAAGCCTCCTGGCTAGCTGGCACGCCGGGTCGTCGGGATCGTCCAGGCGGTTCTGCTCCTCCCACTCGAACAGAAGTAGAGTGAGGAGAGCATCGGTGCGGGCGTATGGGCCGAGGATGGACCAGGGTATGAGGTCGTAGCGGGGGTCGTCCTTGGGACCCTTCCACGGCTTGAGGGCCTCGGCCTCCATGTCCTCGCCGCCGTCCCCGATGCCGATCTCCTTGCCTAGGTGGAGGCGGACCGAGGTGGGCTTGAGGGAGCTTGTGTGCTCGGGGTCCAGAACCTTCTGGCGGAGCTGGGTATCCGCGATGACGCGGGGCATCAGATCGACGCCGGTTTCCGGGTGGTTGCGGAGGCCAGCGTCGGTAACCAGGCAGTCGTATTTCTTGTGGTGCATGACGAGGTCCTGGCGGAGGAGCCAGGTCATCAGGTGGGAGAAAGCCGAGGGCAGGCGGTTGGGGGCCGACATGCAGTCGTCGCCGTGGTCCTTGCGAAGCTTGTTGGTGCGCTTGAGGTGGTTGGGAGCCAGCAGCTTCTCGCCACAGGGAAGGTAGCCCTCGTAGTCCAGATGGTTGCCGAACAGGCCCTGGTCAAAGGGGGTCGAGGTAGCGCACAAGTCGCCATACTCGTCCCGCCAGGCAATGGAGGTAGCAGAAATACGAGCGCCATCGTCCACAAACAGGCCGCTGCCCTCGGTGTCGTAGGCCACTGTCAGACCCGAGCGATCGGGCAGCTTCATAGTGATTGATCCATTCGTCGTTGGGGAAGCACTGGTCGCACTCTGTGCAAAGATGGGCCACCACGGTCTGGTCCAGATCAGGCAGAATAACTGGAACCAGGGCGTAGTCGTGGGGGTGAGCCGGGGCAGTCTGCAACATGGACACACCAAAGACCCCGTCGAGGCTGACGGCGTAGTCGGCCATCATGGCAAGGCCCACAGCCTCCGCTGCATCGAGACTGTCGTAGCCAGCCTGGACGAGCGAGACCATCGCCTGTGCAGTTCCTTGCCAGTCGTCGGACTGGAGAGACGCGGTGGTCCAGGCCAGGCCGGTCGATTTCGTCATGCACGCTCCCTCCCGGGCTCGCGGGTGTGCAGGTAGCCTAGCAGCGGGATTGTCCGGGTGTCAACGACGGTGGGTCAAGAGGGTTTGTGGGGGGTTGTCACCGTGTCACGGGCACGGTAGAATCGGGGTATGCGATGGCGGCTCCGGGTGGGCCGCCCGACGATTGGAGCGGTAAATGGCTATCTTCCTCGACACCACGCTCTCCGGATACCTACGGACGCGGCTGGACCGGGCAACCGGGTTTGGGGAGTACGGCCGGTACACGGCCAAGCTGAACGACGACGGAACCTTCACGGTGTGGGCCTGGGTGAACAACGAGGCCCGGAAGATCGGACACGCCCCCTTCGACCCCGAGGACCCGGGAGCAGTGCGTGCGGCCCTCGTGCGGATGGCTGCGGACGGGCTGGTGGCGGTGTCGTGAAGCTGTGGATACCCGCGCAGGACGACGCGGGAGAGCTGGTGTGCCTCGAATGCGACGAGACCATCTTCAAGGCGACATACGACAACGATGCCATCAGCGCGGACGACCTGGTGGGACGGATTCAGGCGCACCAGTACGCGTGCCCTAAGCGGATAGTGCCGAAGCCCCCGGTTTTCGTGACGCTGGATGACGCGCGGACGATGGGAGCGGAGGACCGCCTGTCGGATAACGCGATACAGAACCAGTTCGCCGTGTACCCGAGGCTGATGCAGTGGGCCAGCAACCGGCAAGCGTCGATGGAACCCGGGGTGACCATGGAGCAGTACCACGAAGCGTACGTGGAAGGCTACCGGGACGCAAACCCGGTACCGATCACGCCCCTGCGGGTCGTGGTGGATGGAATACCCGAGAACACGCCCCCCGGGGAGTACGCCGTGGAATACAAGAGCTTCGAAAACGGAGTTATCCGGTACAAGTGGATAGAGGGCACGAAGTGACTACCAACAAGCCGAACGAAGAGCAGCGGGCGATCATCCGGGCGGTGGGAACCGGAGAAGATGTGCTGACGATCGCGGGCGCAGGGACTGGCAAGACCAGCACGGCCGAAATGGTGGCCCGCAGGTACCCCCGCAAGCGGATCCTGTACATCGCCTTCAACCGGGCGGCCAAGGAAGATGCGCAGGCGAGGATGCCGGGGAACGTGCAGTGCAAAACGACGCACGGGCTGGCATTCGGTCCCGTGGGGCGGAGCTACAGCAGCCGGCTCAACGAGGGCAGGTGCCCGAGCTGGAAGCTGGCGCAGGTGATGGGCTACCGGCCGATCCAGGTGGCGCACGAGCGCTTGGTGCAGGCGAAAGTGGCGAGCATCGTCCGGAGGACGGTTGACCGCTACTGCCACAGCGCCGACGTCGAGCTGCACGAGGGCCACGTTCCCTGGGTGAGTGCGTGGGACGCGGACATGAACAACGAGTTGCGAGCGCAGATCCAGCCGCTCGCGGCGGTGGCGTGGGAAGATGTGATGTCGCAGGGCGGGCGGTTCCCGTTCAGCCACGACAGCTACCTCAAGATCTACCAGCTCGGGGAGCCGAAGCTGAACTTCGACCTCGTGATCCTGGACGAGGCGCAGGACACCAACCCGTGCGTCGGTGACATCGTGATCCGGCAGCAGGGCAGGTGCCAGTTGCAACTGGTGGGCGACCCGAACCAGGCCATCTACGAGTGGCGCGGGGCCAAGGACTACATGGAGGGGTTCCAGGCCGCGCACACGCTAATGCTGACCGGGAGCTACCGGTTCGGCCCGGACGTGGCCGAGGAAGCCAACGAGTGGCTCGAACGGCTGGGCAGCGACCTCAGGTTGAAGGGCTACAAGAAACTGGCCAGCGAGGTCACGCGGGACGAGCTGGACAACCCGAGCGCCATCCTGACCCGGGGGAACGCAGGAGCGATCTTCTCCGCGATGGCCGGGCTCAAGGCCGGCAAGCGGGTCGCGATCGTCGGGGGAAGCGGCCCGATCGCGCTGCTGGCGCGGGCGGCTGCGAGCCTCAAGGCGGGGGCGGCGACAGATCACCCCGACCTGGTGGCGTTCCAGAACTGGAGGGAGGTCCAGAAGTACGTCAAGGAAGAGAGAGAGGACGCGGGCAGCCTGGCTCCGCTGGTGGCGATCGTGGACTCGATGGGAACCGACGCCATCCTGCAGATGTGCAACGAGCTGGTAGACGAGAGCCGGGGGCGGCCCGACCTGGTGGTCTCGACCGCGCACAAGGCGAAGGGGAGGGAGTGGGATCACGTCCAGGTGGGCGACGACTTCACGCCGCCGAAAGAGGGAGAGGAGCCCAGGCAGGACGAGCTACGGCTCAGCTACGTGACCGTGACGCGGGCCAAGCTGACGCTGGGACTGGGGAGCCTAGAGTGGCCGAAGGGACCCCGCACCACGCCTCCCCGGCTCTCTACGCGGGACAACATCGAAGGTCCGTTCGAACTGGCCCGGCTGCCGATCACGGACGACGGCGCAAAGATCGACCTCGCACCGCTGGCCCGGGTCGGGGTGCTACCGATCGATCCGGGTAACCCTAGCGGGGCGTACCTGGTCGGAGAACACGGGCCGGAACTGATCGGAATCAACGACACCTACGAATGGGCGGCTGCGGCGGAGGAGGCCGGTTTTTCGAGCGACAACCCGCCCCCGGACGGCTGGGAGCCGGACAACGACGACGAGGAGAACTGACATGGACGAGATCGGCCGCACCGTGGCGATCGTGGACAGCAACTATCGTGAAGTGGAGCAGGCGCTCTACGACGACCCGATCACCCGGAAACTGGCGGAGGAGGTCCTGCCGAGCTGGCGCAGGGACCGCAAGCACATGGTGCACCTGGATAGCGGCACCCCGCGCCATGAGTTCATGGTCGCTTCCCTGCGGGCGTACACCGAACGCGGCGGGAAGATCGGCAGCCACATCGGGGGTCCGGCCATCGTGATTATCCGGCACCTCAGGGAAATGAGCGACCTGGCCGACAAGGCGATGCACGCCGCGCTGACCGAGGACCTCTGCCACGTCCTCCCCAGCGAAAACGGGACGCCCGAGGAGGCGATGGCGCGGTACCTGCTCTCCCAGGGCTGGCGCAAGGACTGAAACACAGACGAGGGCCGCTCACCCTGCGAAGGTGGGGGAGCGGCCCTCGTTGTGCCCGGAACCGGGGGGATACGCCGCCTCTCGGGTGGGTGAGAGGCCCTATACGCCGGTCGGCGGCCCGGCGAGGCGCTGACTTTCCTACTTACCCTCGGTCCCTGGCAATCCGGGAGCCGGGATGGGCGGGTACCGCTACCCGACGGTTCCCACCCCGGCCCGCCTATCTTACTACGGGGTTTGACGCCGTGTCAATCAGTACGTCACCGCCACGGACGGTGATGGTAACGCGAATCTCGCTGGGGGGTTCTGGGTCCCCCGTGCCAGGACGGCCCTGAATTGCTTCCCAGACGGCAGCGTAACAGTCCTGGAAGTTAGCGCCGGTGTCGCCTAGCAGAATAGCCCCGGCTATCCCGATCCGCTTGTTGGAAGTCCACGGTACGCGATAGTGCTCGGGGTTTGCGTGGTCGGTCCACTGTACTTTGAAATCCGGATCGGCATTCATGGCCCGGCGCACCTCGTCCAGCACGTCTAGAACTGTGCCGGTCAGGTTTTGTTCTCTGCTTCGCACGCTGATCGTCCTCTCGTAGCCTGGGTGACGCGATCAGTGCCATCGTACCATGACGCCTTGTCACGTGTCTATTTATGTCTCCCGGATGACGGGTCACCACGGTGGCTAGACGGATGGGAAACAGGGGCTGTGATGGTGTGACGACTGTGACGATCTACCCTTCCCCTTCTCCCTAGATATTAGAGAGAGAGTTGGGGGGCCGGTGGACCCCCCATCACAGGTATCACGGCCATCACGGGGCCTCAAGCGCGGGTTATGAAGTACCGGGCTCCCAGGCGGGTGTGCTCCTTCACCACCTGGATGCCTGCACGCTGCAGGGGGTTACCGATGCGTTTGAGCTTGGTGCCCCAGGCGACGGGACCTTTTGGCCAGCCGGGGCTCTTGGTGCCCGCGTACCGGCGTAGCTCGTTTTCAAGATCGCTCCACATGCCGTCCCAGGCGTCACGTCCGGTCATGAACTCGATGATCGCGGTGCCGACCGCGTCTAGGTGGAGCACGTCCCGGGCGGAGTTTTCGAGGCGCTGGCGATAGGTCTCAAGAGCGTTGGTGCCGTTGATCTTGTCCAGAGCCGCGGTTATGCGGGCAAAGTCAGCCATCCGGTAGATGGGATCGAGCGCGACGTCGGGGGCGGCCTTGAGAGCGGCTGCGGCCATGTCGAGCAGAGCACCGAGGGCCAGGGGGTGGGCCGCCTGCCACTCGCGGGCCAGGTCGGTCTCGTCCCGGTAGGCTTTGATGGCCTCCAGCTCGAACGTGATCGTACGGCCCGCCAGGTCCGCATTGCTGATCTCGGTAGAAATACCGTTGAGCATCATCACTCGGCGGACGGCGATCATCGACATATCGGAGTCGGTGTACAGCTTGCGTCGGACCGCGCCCTCCCCGGTGACTGCCCGGCACAGGGCGTCCGAGAGCCACGGGGGGATGGTGGAGAGGTTGTCCAGAGCCACTATCCACTGGGAGGCCAGGGCCACATCCCAGTCCTTCTCCTCCGGCTTACCGCGAGTGGCCACCGAGGACGGGTCCATCAGGCTGCGGAGCGTGCGGGTGGTGGCGGTCTTTGCCACGCCCTCCGTACCGGTAAGGTGCGGGATGGGATGGGGGATGTCGGGCCACAGCATGGAAACCAGGCACGCGGCGAGCAGGGGCCAGTCGTCCTTAGAGACGTTGATGAAGGGCAGCAGCGAGGTGGTCAGCTTGCCGCCCCGCACGGGGTCGGGCAAAGCCGCCGTCAGGCGGGTGCGCCGGAAAAGGACGGGCGATCGGTCCACCACGTCCCAGCCGCCGGCACCGATGACCACGGCCCGGCCCGTGCGGTCGCCCAGATCGAGGACCAGCTCGTCGCCGTGGCGGGCCACCCGCAGCGGGAGGGGCACCGGATCGGAAAGTTGCGACTGTCCCTCTAGGGCCACAAGCACATCAGCGATCGCGCCGTTGGACGGGGGTGCCCCATGCAACTCATGGTACCGGTGGGATAGCTCGGCGCGCAAGGAATACTTGTCGCCACGGAGCATGCGCACCACCAGCGGGCCGGTCCGGGGGAGAGCGTAGGGCTCGCCGTCGTCCGCGATGCCGAACTCGTAGTTGTCGTTGGCCAGGGTCATCAGGACGGCGGCAGCGCCGGAAGATCGCATCTTCTGGGCAACCTCGTCGCGCGCCCAGTTGACCACGCGCCAGAACTCGGCGGGCCACCACCCAGACTGGGCGTGCTTCGGGTCCTCGCGACGGGCGGTGGTCGTCAGGTCGTGCTCAAGCAGCGTGCGGATCTGGCCGTTGGTGTAGTCGAACTGGCAGGCCAGGAACGCCAGGTGCTTCGTGTGCTCGGACGGGTCGTCGCCCGGGTCGTTCATGGCCTTGGTCAGCTTGGCGGGCAGGTGCCGTGGCAGGGGGGCGGGGTCGGGTAGCTCGGTGGGGGTATCGTCCCGCGTTTCTGGGCGGTCTCCCAGGAGCTGGGGCAGCCAGGGCGGCATGTGGGCCGGGGGGGTGTCTCGCAGGACCTCGTAGCCGTTGCCGGGGCTCGGCAGGATGATGTAGTCGTGGCTGGTCCCGGCCCGGACGTCGATGGTGCCGTGCTTCCCTAGCTTAGAGCTGCGGCAGATGCCGTCCGGATCCAGGTAGATAAGGTGCGCACCGCCCCGCAGGGTGCCGTGCACCCGCGTTTCCGGGGGCTCCCCCGGCAGCGAGGCCATGTCCTGCTCGTGGCCCTCTTTGTAGGCGTCCAGGTCGAGGACCACGAGGCCATCGGTCCTGCCCCCCACCCAGGCGAAAGGAAACTCCGCCCACCACCGCCTGATCTGATCTTCGTCGCGGGTTGCGCCTGTCTTGCCTGCCTCGATAAGTGGGTTCTTGTCGGGACCGCACGGCAAAACCGGCCATCCAGCGGCAGCCCATTTTAGGGCGGCTCCCAGTCCGGGGAGCCTGCCGGATGACGCCATTCTCGTGCCCTCCTGATCGCGCGGGTTCTGCCATGGGACCATCCGCGTTGACCGCCGCGCAACGACAGGGCCGGGCCACCACGTTTCGATACGCAGCGGCCCGGCCCGTGGGCGGTACTACCGATCAGAAGTCGGGGTCGTCGCCGTCCTTGTCCTCGTCGAACTCGTCGTCGTCGCCCTCGGCCGCCTGCGCGCCCTTGGGCATCAGGGAGGTGATCTCGTTGCGGAGCTTCCCCTTGCGCGGGCCGCCCGTGATCTCGGACTGGTCCACCACCAGGGTGACCTCCTTGCCGACCAGCGTGTCGGTGTCCACGTTCGGCTTGGCCTCGAACGCGTCGAACACGATCTTCATCCACCAGTGCTGGTTGTCGGCCAGGCCGGTGTTGGTCGAGAGCTTCGTGCCCTTGGCCGAGCCCTCCTCAGTGATCTCGAAGGACCAGATCCAGTAGCTGTTCTGGTTGCGGTCCTTCTTCGGGGAGACCTTGCACTCCCGGAGGGTGGCGACGTACTCACCCGCCGGCAGGAGTTCCTGGCCGCCCGTGTCGGCCTTGTTGACGGCGACGGCGGTCGCGCGGTCCAGCTTCGGCATTTCCTAGCCTTTCGTCTACGTATGGTGCGGGGGGACTGACACTACCAGCCCCGTTGACTACCTGTCAACTACTGCCTTCCCACCACGCTCCTCTCTCCGACGACGGCGGCGCATCGCAACGCGCGCTATGGCATCGCCGGTTGCCTCGCCTGACCGGGCACCCAGTCGGCGGATGAACCGGCCGACAAAGCTGTTGTCCAGCAGGACGATGATGGGGACCCACCACCAGGGGATCATGGGCGCAACCTCCGCAAGTGGTGGCGCAGGAACTGCCACGGCGAGCGCCAGTGCTGGAACATCGGGCAGCGGCAGGATGCGCACTCCGCGAGGGACATAACCTTGCCCCTGCGGTGCTTAGCGTGCCCTGACGCGGGGCAGCCGTTATGGCATCGGCGGCAAGGCGTCTCGGGCCTAATCGTCAAGGTCATCGAGGTCATCCTGGGGCTTGGCTTTCTTGCGGCGCGCGACCACCTGGCGGTACTCCTCCTGGCGGGCGTCATTGTCCTTGGTCAGCTCGCCCCGCGCGTAGGCCAGGACGCGATCGAAGGTGGGCTCGACCAGGCGGGAGGGCAGGACGTGCTCACGGTCCTTGCCAGCATACTTGCCCATATGGCGGGGGTAGCCGACAAAGATGGACTCGTCGGTGCCGGGCCAGAACCCGTCCGAGGCGGTGCGGATGACGAAGTCCATGTAAGCCTGGAGATCGCCCTGGAACGCCGGGTTGACCGAGGGACCGATCTGGACCGTGCCGTCATCTTCATCGGTGTCCTTCCTCGGCTGAGCGGAGATAGCCAGGTGGCACTGCAGGTCCTTCATCTGGCGGACGAACCGGCGCATTTCCTGGGTGATCGGCTGCCAGTAGTCGCGGCTGACGAAGTAGCGCTTGTCGGCCTCCGGCTCCATCCGGTCGCGACGGCACTTGGCGACGTACTTTTTCCACTCGAGATCGACGATCGCCTCCATGCGCCGGGCGAGTAGCTCGGTGATGGTGTCCACGGCCACCCCCGCGAGGGACTCCGGGTCCTCCTCAAGGCGCTGCCGGAACTTGGGGATCATCTTCACCAGAGCCTCGGTGTCCAGCTCGTCAATCGGCTCGATGTTCCCAACCGGGACGCCTAGCTGGGTTAGCGGGCGACGGCGTACGCTGCGGTCCGCACGAATGTAGGCGACGTTCCCCAGGTGCGCCATGTAGGCCAGGTCCGTCGTCTTGCCCGTCCCCGGGGGACCGTACCACAGCACTGCCAGGAACTCCTGTGACGGGTCGTCCGCCAGGGTCTTTGGGGGCATTGCTCTCCTCGTTGATTCGATGGGCGGCTACTTGCATGGCTGAGGCCCTGGCCGCGAGCAGAAGGCCGCATGCCTCCTTAAACTCCCAGGCCAGGGCCATCAGGGTGTCGGGGCTGCTCGTTTCGTAGGTCTCCGTGCCGACTCGGATCCGAGCGTAAAGCCGGCCTTCGATTGTGACGATTTCCGGATAGCCCATCGTGGCTCCTGACAGTGGGTGGCTGGGGCCTCACTGCCAGTACATCACGGACGTGACTGGGTGTCAACCCTGCTTGCTGATCACGCCCAGGCTCTGCAGTCGGTTGCGCCTGTTCCGGCGATACTCTCGCAGGCTGCGGAGCATCAGCCGTCGCGACTTCTCGGGCAGGGTGAGCGGGCGGAGGCCACGTCTCCCCGTGCGCGTGCGCCTACGCGGGGGGTTGCTCACGGGGTGCTGCCACTGGTCGGCAGGGCACCCAGGCCGGGGGATGACGGCATGGCCGTAGGTGCTGTTGGTACAGTCGGTACCGGGGGGTTGCCCGGTGCAGTGGGTACAATCGGTACCTTGTGCGACGGTCCGCTCTTGTGCACGAACAGCGCCACCAGGCCCCCGACTGCCCCGATAAAGGCGGTCGAGGCGGTGATCAGGGCGGCAATGTTGCCTGCGTTCATAGTGCTGGTCCTTTCAGTGACGGGTGTGGTCCACGGTAAAGCCTGCGTCGCGAAGGAAGCGCCGCATGTCCATTCCCTTGCGGGCGGCCATGCAGGGCTCGACGTAATCGCACTTCCAAGCGCAGGTCTGGGGGTCGGTGTGCCGGGGCGAAAGCAAGCCCTGGCGCTGGAACTCGGATTGCTGCTGGTAGCGCATCCGGGCGGTGGCGTAGGCTTCGACGGCCACCTGATCAAGCTCCTTGTCGGTGCGGTACATCGGGATACGAGAAAACCGCTCGTCTAGGGGCTGGGTGCCGGGTTCCTTCTCGTCGGCCTTGGTTCGCAGGGTGCGGGCCGCGTTGTAGACCTGGCCGAACACCTTGTGGCCGAGCTGGCGGAGCCCCCAGGTGTACAGCCCGAACTGGTCGTCCAGCTCAAGCAGCTTGCCGTGGGGCAGATCCTTGCCGCTCTTGTGGTCAACAACGATGATGTTCCTGGTGCGGGTGGTGAGGTCCCGGATGATAAGGTCGATCTTCATCTTGAGGATGAACTGCGACCGGCCGCCCTTGGGAGTCGGCAAGTTAACCTCGGCCGGGTGCTCCACCGCGAGGATCTGCCAGCCGTCGTCCAGGCCCCATTTGTCGAGGTGCCCGGTGTACATCCACCAGATCAGCTCGCGGATCTCGGGGTCGGCCCGCTCAAGCGCCTGCTCTACGGCAGCCTTGCACTGCTCGACGGTGGCCTTTTCTTTCTTGCGTTGCGCGCGGCGGATGACCAGGTAGTGCGCTTCAAGCGCGCGATGCCAGTAGGAGCCCTTGTACAAAGCAGAGTTGGGGGGCTGGGGGCGGGACCAGCGCTGAATGTAGCTCAGTTCATGCTTCAGAGGGCACTGCCGGGCGGTAGTGAGTTCTGAATAAGAAACGACTCGGGTGGGCATACGGACAGCGTACCAGGCGATTGCCAGGGGGTCAACGAGGATGGTACTCTGGGGCAGGAGCACCGCCAACTACTTAGAAATGAGACCCCGATGGCCACCCCCGCTACCACGTACAAAGAGTTCGGGGAGCGAGTCGATTGCGACTACACCACTGTGTCGCGCTTGCTGTCCGGGGAGCGTGCCCCGTCTACCCGCCTGCTGGGACGGATCTGCACCGTGTTCGGGCTCGATCGCGGCGAGGCGCTAGAGCAGCTTGAGATCGACCACCAGCGCGACGACGGGCGGACCACCGCGTTTGCCCAGTACCTTCGCGAGCACACCATCAGGGACGCCGTTTCCGAGCAGGCTTGACCCATTGGCACCGAGCATGGTAGGCTGTGCCTCATGGTTACGAACAGCGGCACCACCACCGCCCCCAAGCCCAAGGCCGCAAAGGCCAAGACCGACGAGCCCAAGGCTGCGAAGCCTCCCAAGTACCACCCGTGCGAGTGCCTCGCCGGGACCGGCAAGAAGTGTGACGGCATCACCACCCGGGCCTTTGCCCGTGGACACGACGCGCGCATGGCCTCCCGCCTGGCGACCGACGTGGCGAACGGCGACATCACCAAGGCCGAGGCCGCGAAGATCATCCGGGACGCGGGCGGCGGTGACCTGCTCGTCGGCAAGATGGAGCACTCCGCCGAGCTGCGGATCGAGAAGAACAAGCCGAAGGAGCCGGGCGCACCCAAGGCCGCCACGAAGGAAGCCCGGCCCGCGTCCTCGAAGCCGGCGGCCGGCATGAGCGCGGTCGGCCAGGCCGTCACCGTCGCCCATGGCGACAAGACGTACAAGGCCGTCATCGTGCGGGATGCCGAGGAGAACCTCCGCGCCCGGCACCGCCACCAGGGCAAGAACTGCGACCACGACGTGGAGTCCTGACCCACCGAGCCGGTCGGCCCTGGTCCCCCTGTTGCGAGTCGTGTCCTCCGGGGGGGCCAGGGCCGACCTATGTTAGGGAGTAGCAATGACTGAGCAGGAAGTAGAAAAGTGGATAGGCGTTCCGCCCGGGTACAAGGTCAACCCGGTGATCGTGGCCGGGATGGCGGACGTCAAGAACCCAGAGACCGACGAGGAGCACATAGCCGCGTTCACGGCGTTCCTCAAGGTGGCCGGACCTGCGCCCAAGATAGCGCGGATGATCCGCGACCGGAGGACCCCGAACTGCGACCACGCGGTGGACGACGGCTGCCTGTGGTGCTGCGAGGATTGCAATTGGGACCGGCACCTGTGCCCGGGGTGCGGAGCCGTGGGGAACCACAAGAACCAGACCTGCGCTGAGGACGCCAAGCGGTAGGTTGACATCGTGTCACGGTACTGGTTGGATGGGTATGTGGGGCCGGGGCACGCGGGAAATGACGGACCTAGAGCCGTCTGCGGAGCCCCCGGCCCCACCCCCGACGAACAGGAGACGAGATGAACGGCAGAGAACAGCTAGAGGCCGAACTGCAGGCAGCCGCGATGAAGCTGGCCGCGTTCGACCGGGCAACGCAGGAGTTCAGCAAGCTGGCGGACGTCACCACGGGCGCTGTGGTGCGATTCACCAAGAAGTTCGCCCGCAACGGGGCGGGCTACACCTACGCTGCGATCTACGTTCACGGAGCGTGGTACCTGACCGGCAACTCCACCCGGAGCCGCCCGACCCGGATGTCGGTGGACAGGTTCGCTATGTGGCTCGCCGGGGCACCGGGATACGAGGCCGGCTACCGGGTAGAGGATCTAGAGATCCTGTCCACGGGCCACAAGCCGGACGTGAGCCGTCCCCCGGCTGCCGAGAGCATCTTCGGCGCGCAGACCATGACCGAGAGCCTCCGGCAGGAGGTCATCGCGGGCCAGCAGCGGGACCTGGCCGAGCACGGCTATGGGGACGGTCACGACGGCCAGGAATGGCCGGAGCCGTCATGAGCAGCGGCGACAACAGCGAGACCGGGAACAAGGCTCGCATCCCCAAGGGTGGCAAGGCCAAGGTGACCCGGACGGTCAACAAGGCTGTAAAGTCCAAGCCCGGCAGCAAGCCAGCCAGGGGCAAGAGCGGGCAGGACGCGGACCTCAAGCTCAATCTGGACGCCCTGTGACCAGGGACATGACGCCGCAGCGGAGAGCGGCATGCGCCCGGGGACGGGAAGCCAACACCAGGCGGATGATCGAGCGCCGGGAGGAGGCTCTGCGCTTCTACACGCGGTACAAGATGTGGAGCGTGCGCCAGATCGCGAGGCGGATGGAAATGTCCGCCCGGCAGGTCCAGCGGTACATCGACTGGGGCGTAAAGAACGGGCGCATCGAGCCCCGTAGTTGACACCCAGTCACAGACGCTGGTAGCGTATCCATCACGCTCCGAGACCCTACCCACGGGTAGGTGCGTAGGAGAAGCGCAAGGGAAGGAACGACGTGCTCGCCAACTTCAATGCAGTGACGTTCGCCTGGATCTTCGCTCTGACCGGCCTGGCGTTCCTGGCCGGGGTGTTCGTAGTCATGTACGCCCAGAGCCTGCAGGCGGCAGGCTGGGGCTACCACAACTTTAGCCGTCGCGGCCTGGCCGCAGCGGGCATCGAGTGGGACGAGCGGAAAGACGGGTGGACCCCGGACCGCAACGAGAAGGCAGCGGCCGACCCAATCCGGCTGGCCCTGGCCCAGCGCGTGCTTGCCTTCAAGGCTGAGAAGCAGCGGCGGCTCGGTCCGCCCGTAAATAGGGCCATCGATCATGTCCACCACGCTCTCCCCATCCCAACGGCAGCGCTGGCTCCTGAGGAGCACATGCCCGCCGACCATTTCTACCGCCCGGACGCAGCGGAGACGCTGATCCAGCGGTTCGACCGAGTCATGGGAGCAGTTC